GTTAAAGATGCCCAGAATTTTCCAACGATAGATCATGGCAAGTTTTCTGGCTACATTGGTATAGAAGGCATGGTACTCTGTGAAATACCACGAGAATTGTGGAATGAACGTAATGCATATTACGCAAAAATGACTGATAACTTAATGAGATCAGTTCAACAAGATATTCACAAAGTAGAACAGCCAGGTCAACCTATATCACAGTCCTTCAAGACTTCAGTTACTAGAGGCGGCTTTAAAGAGTAACAAATAGGAGTAAATAACTATGGCAAATGTAAACGCCCCTCAAGGTTTTATACCTTTGAGACACTTAACAGGTGGAGTTATCAGACCTCAAGAATATCCGATTGCAAATTCGTATGCTGCAAATTTAGCTTCTGGAGATTTAGTAACACTAGGCACTAGTGGAACTGTCGAAAGAGCTTCAGCAGGCGGAACTGCTTTAGGTGTATTCTACGGAGTACAATACGAAGATAACTCTACAGGAGATGTCAAGTTCTCCAAAGTTTGGAACACAGGTACTACTGTGAAAGCAAATACTGCTATAAAAGCATTAGTATATGATGATCCAAACATCACTTATAAAGTACAATGTAACGGTACATTCGCAAATGCTAACGTAGGTGAGTTAGCAAACGTGACTATCGGAACATTTAATTCTACTTTCGGTTATTCAACAGACGAATTAGACATTAGTACACTAGCTACTACTGCTAAAGTCTTGAGAATATTAAGATTGATAGATGAACCAAACAACGCAGTCGGTGCTGATGCAGATGTAGAAGTTGTAATTAACTTACACTTATACGGAACTCGTCAGGCTGGCGTATAAGGAGATTGAACTATGGCACTAAATAGAGCACTATTTACCAAACAGCTCAATCTAGGTTTAAATACCGTGTTTGGTATGGAATATGATAGATATCCAGAACAATGGAGAGCTATATATTCTGTTGAGCAATCACAAAAAGCATTTGAAGAAGATGTACAAAACATCGGCTTCGGTGCTGCACCAACGAAAGCTGAAGGTGCTGCAATATCTTATGAATCTGGCAGAGAAGGCTATGTATCAAGATATGTACATGAAACAATTGCTTTAGCATTTTCTATAACAGAAGAAGCTGAAGAAGATGGATTGTACGGATCATTAGGTGCAAGATATGCTAGAGCTTTAGCAAGATCAATGCAACACACTAAAGAAATCAAAGGTGCAAACATCCTTAACAATGCAACTACTTCTACAGTAGGTGGCGATGGTGTTACTTTATTGAACACTGCTCACCCACTAGGAGGTGGTGGAACTGCTTCTAACACTCTTGGAACAGCTGCAGATTTATCAGAAACTTCATTAGAAGATTTATTGATTCAAATCTCAACTACAGAAGATGACAGAAACATTCCAATAGCATTAACTGGACAAAAACTAATCGTTCCACCTCAATTGGTGTTTATCGCAGAGAGAGTTCTTAAATCTAATTTAAGACCAGGAACTGCTGATAACGATATCAATGCAATGAGAAATATGGGTATGATCCCTGGCGGTGTAGTCGTAAATCAAAGACTTACTGATCCAGATCAATACTTCATTATGACTGATTGTCCTGATGGAATGAAACACTTTGTAAGAGCACCAATCAAGAAAGCTGTTGAAGGCGATTTTGAAACTGGTAATCTAAGATACAAAGTTAGAGAAAGATACTCATTCGGTTTTACAGACTGGAGAGCCATCTTTGGTTCAGAAGGAGCTAACTAATAATAAAACTGTACTAGGCGTAGCAATACGCCTAGTATTAACCCAACGACTGCGAAAGCAGACTACTAAGGAGGTAGACTATGGGAACAACTACATTTTCGGGTCCGATAAAAGCGGGAACGATAAGAGAAACAACTGGTACAACGCTTGGAGCTAATGTTGTAAATACTGGTTTTGTTGTAATGGCACAATCTGCTAAAATCGACATTACTGGTGCTTCACACTTAAACCAAGTTTGCGGGACTATTCCTGCTAATTCACAAATAGTAGATGTTATATTAAATGTAACAACTGTTAATAATGATACAAATGCTGCAACAGTTATTGTTGGAACAGCAGATGATGGAAATGCTTTTATTCCATCTACAAGTGTTAAATCATTAGGAACTACTAGAGGTACTTTAGACACTGAAGCTACAAATATTGGTACAACTGATATTCAAGTTTTAGCTGATTTTACAGGTACTGATGGTGATGGTACAACTGGTAATGCAACTGTTACTGTTATGTATATGCAGAACAATAGTATTGCTGATGCAGGAGATGTTCCAGCATAATAATTGATTAGAGGGGCTTCGGCCCCTCTTAAAATGAGATTTATGTTTGAAAAATTAAAAGCATTAGGATAAGCTCTTAGAAATGCTGAAGAAGAAAAAGAAGAAGAAACTTCAGCAGAAAAATTACTTAAATTTCAACAAGCAGAAGAAGAATATAAGCCTACAGAAGAACAAATTAAATTAGGAGAAACTGAAGATATACCAGGTCAAACAGTTTCTGCTGAAGAAACAATTATTCAAGAAGCAAAAGAAAAAGATAAAAAAGATGATTTAGATGATAAAATAGATAGAATTCGAAAAGTTATAAGTAATTTTGAAGAAGATTCACAACCAACAGTTATCAAAACTAAAATGGATATGACTCCAGTTACTGATATCAATCTAAAACCTATGGATATGGGTTCTTTAAAACAAAAAGAATATTTACAAAGTTTAATAGCACAACCTAGTAGTCAAAGAGACAGAGTTAGTCTATTATATGATGAATTAAAAAAGTTTAATTTAATATAGGAGGAAATATGGCAGGATCAGATATATCGGCAAATAGCGTAACAACTACAGGTTCAAATGTTGTAGCTTTTGGTGGACCTACAAGACTAAAAGGTTTTATAATTACACCATCAGCTAATGCAGGAACTGTAACTTTTGTAGATGACGCAACAACTAAATTTGTAGTAACAACAGGTGCTAGTGCTGATAGCGGACCTATTAATATCTCTTTACCAGATGAAGGTGTAAAATTTGGTACAAATTTAGGTGTTAATATTTCTGCAAATGGAGCTAGTGGCGTAACAGTATTTTTTGCATAATGGCTACTTCAAATACAGCTACATTTAACATTACAGTTAATGATGTTATTCAAGAAGCATATGATAGAATTGGAGGAGATCCTATTCTAGGATATGACGTGCGTTCAGCACGAAGAAGTATGAATATTATGTTTAGTGATTGGGCTAACAGAGGTTATAATCAATGGACAGTTGAATTAAAAAATGAAGCTCTATCTACTGGAACTACAGATTACACTTTAGATTATGATACTGTTGATATTATAAATGCAAATATTGTTGATAGCGATGGTGTTGAATATTCTATGACACGTTTAGGTGTAAATGATTATGCTGCAATTTCTAATAAAACTACACAATCACGACCTACACAATTTTATTTACAAAGATTAAGCACACCTGTAGTTAAAATTTATCCTGCACCAGATCAAGCGTATACACTTAGATATTATAGAATGAGAAAAATACAAGATATTACTGCTTCTACTGTAGATGGTGTTCAACAAAATGTTGATGTGCCATTTAGAGCTTTTGAGTGTATGTGTGCAGGGCTTGCATATTATCTTTCTAAAAAAAGAACAAGTATTCCACAAGCAACAAGAGCTGAATTAAAATTAGATTATGAACAAGCATATGAAAGATTAATAGCAGGAGATGACTCACCATCTACTAGAATATTACCTAGTACGAGTTATTATAATTAATGCCTAGATACGCAGATAGAGGGAGAAGACCACATAGAGCACCAAGCAGTAAATTTGCTACTGGTAAAAATGTATCTGCCATATCAGATAGATCAGGATTAGCTTATCCATATACAGAAATGGTTTTTGAATGGAATGGTTCATTAGTACATAATTCAGAATTTGAACCAAAACAACCACAATTAGATTTAACATATTATACTGATGCACAATCTTTACAATACGCACGACCACAAGCAAATTTATCTTCTACAGGAGGAGTTCCAGATCAAATAGATTTAATTTTTCCTCCTACATCTGGTAATGTTTCAAATAATGGAATTACTTCCGCAAGCACAAATTTGTTATCAAGTGCGCTAGGAAATGTTACAGTATCTACATCATGAAAAATAAAAAATTAGGTGTAATGATCGCAACACCTTGTTATGGCGGTCTGTTATCGGAGGGATATTTACATGGAGTTTTAAGTGGTATTCAAGCTGCTAATAAATATAATTATCAAATGCATTTAAATACTATGGGTAATGAAAGTTTAATTACAAGAGCACGAAATACTTTAGTTACACAATTTTTAGATATAGATAAAAAAGACCCTGATAAATTTACACATTTATTATTTGTTGATGCTGATATAGGATTTAATGGAGAACATGTACATAGATTAATTACTCAAGATTATGATATTTCTTGTGGAATATATCCTCGTAAATCAGTTGATTGGAATGAAGTTGACAGATATGTAAAAGAAGGCGATACTAAAAATTTAGAACAAAAAGCATTAGGTTATAATTTAAATTTTGCAAATCCAGGTAGTATTAAAATGGTGAATGGTTTTGTAGAAGTATTAGACGCTGCTACAGGTTTTATGTGTATAAAAAAAGAAGTTTTTTATAAAATGCAAAAGGCTTATCCTAATTTAAAATATACAAGCGATCAAATAATTAATAATAAAAGGTTTCATAGTGACAATTGTTATGCATTTTTTGACTGTATTATTGATGAAAAAAGTAATAGATATTTATCAGAAGACTATGCTTTTTGCAGATTATGGCAAAAACTTGGTGGTAAAATTTACGCTGATGTGCAAAGTCCTCTTACTCATTGGGGTACATACGCTTTTAAAGGTAATGTATGGAGTAAATTTAAAATTGATGGAGTAGATAAAGAAAATGCCAATGACATACACGAGCCTAAAAAGTGATATTCAAACTTGGGCTGAAAATACAGGAACTGATTTTACTAATCAATTAGATACTTTTATAGACAATACTCAAACAAAATTATCAAGAGATATTGATCCTACTGGTTTTAATCAAAATGTAACTTCTTCTACTTCTATTGGTGATAGGTTTATTACTTTACCATCTGCAATAGAACCTATGTTATTAAATTATGTAAATGTAATTGTAAGTGGAGAAAGACAATTTTTAGAAATAAAACCATTAGAATATGTACAAGAGTATTGGCCTAACGCTTCTATTACTTCTACACCTAGATATTTTGCTAATTTTAATGATACTACATTATATGTAGCACCTACCCCAGACGCTGAATATACAATAGAATTAGGTTATCAAGGAAGAATAAATCCTCTATCAAATACTAATACTACTAATTGGTATACAGAAAATGCTTCAGATGCTCTACTATATGGATCATTAGCTGAAGCAAATCTCTTTACAAAGAACATAGAAGACTATAATATCTATAAACAAAGATATGCCGAAAGTGTGGCTGCTATAAATAATGAAGCTCGTAGAAACAGAAGAACTGACTATAAGTTTCCTGGTAGTCCATTAGGCGAAAATACATTAACTGGAGGACAATAAACATGGCAATATCACAAGCGATTACAGTGTCGTTCAAGCAAGACTTAATGTCGCCTGGAGGCAATCTTGAGGCACTTACATTGAAGTGTGCTTTATACGATAACACTGCAACTTTAGATCAAAACACTACAGCATATACTACTGCAAATGAAATATCAAGTAGTGGTACAAATTATACTACAGGTGGAGCTACATTAACTAATGTTGCTATTACTACTGATGGTACAACTGCTATTTTTGATGCAGACAATGTTTCATTTTCTAATGCAACAATTTCTGCTCAAGCTGCATTAATTTACAATGCAAATAACAGTAATTCATCAATTGCAGTATTAGATTTTGGTGGTGTTAAGACATCAACTAATGGTACATTTGAGTTACAGTTTCCTAATGCTGACGCAACGAATGGCTTGATCAGAATAGCATAAGGAGATAAATCCTTATGGCAAGTACTTGGTCTCAAGGTGATTGGAACTTAGGTTCCTGGAACGATGCAGCAACTGGTGCGGTAATAACTGGACAATTATTAAATACATCTCAAGGAGATGTTACAGTTAATGCTGAATTAAGAACTGGTTGGAGTAGATCAACTTGGAATAGTGCAACTTGGAATCAATCTCCAGATCAATTTGTATCTTTAACTACAGCTGGACAATTAACAACTGATTTAAATTTAGGTTTTGGTTGGGGAAGAGAAGAATGGAATGTTGGAGAATGGAACTCTAGTTTAGGTTTTGTATTAACTGGTAATGGTAATGTATTTGCAACAACTACAGCAGGTGAATTAACTTCTACAGCTAATAATATAGTAGTTACTGCAGGTGCGCCAATAACTATAAGTGGTGAAGAATTAATTATATCTCAAGGTGAAGAAACTGTAACAGGTACAGCATCTGTAAGTATAACTGGAGAAGAATTATTATCTGCAACTGTTAATACTTTTGCTGTATTAGCTGACGGATCTATTACAATTAACACTCCTACTTTAGAAGCTAATGTGGAGCTTAATAATGATGGTATAGTTATAGGTTTAGCTAGTTTCTTAGATATAACAGGATTTCCTTTATCTGCTAATTTAGGTACAACTACAACTACCTCAGAAAATATAATACCTATAACAGGAGAAGAATTAACAACTACAGCTAATACAATTACTATAAGTGCTGAACAAATATTATCTATTACAGGTAATGAAGTAACAATAACATCAGCTAGTATAGTACCTAAATCTGAAAACTTTTTATCAATAAGTGGAAATCAAGCGAATGTTAATGTAAGAACACTTAAATTTTGGGATCCAATTAGTGATAATAGCACTGAAAATTGGACAAATATTTAGTAGACAATTATGGACAAATTATATAAAAATTTACCAGTTTACAAAAAAGCAAATTAGGAGTAATAATAATTATGCCATCAAGTTTTACATCGAGATTAAAATTAGAGAGACAAGCTTCTGGAGAAAATTCAGGAACTTGGGGTAATCTAGTTAATTATGTTTTAAATAGAGTTGACGCTTCTGTTTCAGGATATCAAGCAGTTAATGTTGCTGGATCCGCAAACGTAACATTAACATCTAATAATTCAACTTCAAACACTGATGATAGTACAACAGACGATCAAGTACACAACGCTACTTTAGAATTTACAGGAGCATTAACTGGAGATATTCATGTATTTACTGATGCTGTAGAACAAAATTATGTAGTATTTAATAATACTACTGGTTCACAATCATTAACTTTTTCAAATACAGGTCATGCTGCAAATGGTGTTGTACTTAAACAAGGTGCTAAAACTATTGTTTACACAGATGGCTCTACAATTTTTGATGTTATGGCTGATCTTGGTGATACTTCAATGACTTCAGTTACTTCATCAGGTAATGTTTCTGGAACTAATTTAATTGCAACTGCAAATACTGTAGATATTCAAGGTTCAGCTCCTAATGTAATTGCAACTAATGGAACAAATACAGATTTACTTTTATCGCCAAAAGGTTATGGTCTTGTAACTTTTAATGGTGGTGGAAAAATTCAACAATTAAATGAAAAAGTTAACACATCTGCAACAGCTGCAACAGGCACAATTAATTTTGATGTAATAGATGGTGCAGTTCAAAATTTTACTACAAATGCTTCTGCTAATTATACTCTAAATATTAGAGGTAATTCTTCTGTAACTCTTGATGACTATTTAGATACAGGTGAGAGTGTTACAATAGCTCATATTGTACCTCAAGGAAGTACAGCTTATTATAATAACGTAGTGCAAATTGATGGACGCACAGTAACTCCAAAATGGCAAGGAGGAGCAGCTCCTACAGAAGGAAATGCAAACAGTTCTGATACTTATACATATACAGCTATCAAAACTGCTGCTAATACTTACACTGTTTTAGCTTCGCAAACTCAGTTTGCATAAGAAAGGAGTTAAATTTTTATGCCAATATTAGGATCATTCGGAGGAGGTTCATCAACAGGCTTTGGACAAAGACGAGGCGGCAAAGCAATATATCAAGCTTCTTACCTCGTTG